CATAGGAGGATGCATACCAACTGGTGCGTCCATCGGTTCAGCTGCAACACCAATAGGAACTGGTAGATTATCACCACTATCCATATCTGGATTTACTTTGGTAATTAATTTCATTAGTGATTCAATATCATCCATTCCTTGAGCATTGATATTAAGGCTCATTGATGGAGGCTGTGTTGATTTTTCTGCCGGCATGCCCATTGGGCTTGCTCCTGGCATATCCATGCCGCACTCTTCAACTTTAGCTTCTGCTACCGGTTTATCGAGATCAGCGATCTTCCTATATAGGTCCTGAAAATTCATATTATTATCCTTTTAATGGGTCTGGAATCATGTTCTGGTGTGAACCAACAGGACTCTTTGATGGCGCTCCAAAATCAGGACCGGAAGCAGTTGCTTCTCCTTTAACATCTTTCTGTCCTAAATCTTTTTTACGTTGCTTTGATGTCTTTTCTAAGTCTTTTAAGAAAGATCTATTATAATCAGCACCAAAATAATCTTTATGTTTAACTTTTGCAGCCTCTTTATACTTGTCGTCTGTTAACAAATCAGTATCAGTTAAAGATGAACCGATCATTGCCTGCGCTTCTTCTGAAGGATCAGCGGCATTCTTCACTCGGAAGTGTGCTTCTGGTAATCCCATCATGAGTATTTCGCTTTTAATCTCAGGTGCAGTAATTGGATATTCGCACATAACACTGAAAATGCTTACTTCCATGTTTTTTAACTGTGGAAAATCTAAGGGCAATGCCTGCACAACTGTTGTGGTTTCTTTAACAAAGTCTTTGACTTTACAACGCCCAAGACGTGTTGAAAGCCCGCCCTCAAATCCTTCAGGAAGAGGACCTGCTACTTTGATTTTGAAACTGTATAGCTTTTTGCTTTCAGCAAGATATTCTTTAAAAGTCTTCATAAGTGTATTTAGTCCTTTTGGCCCAATTTCTTAAGGAGTTCGTTGCGATCTGTTATCACATACCCTTCACCTTTTAATACATCGTTTGGATCAATGTTAGAATCGTTATCAAGTTTTAGTTTTTTAAGCTGTAGATCAACAGCTTTGAGTTTTTTGTCAATTTTAGCTGTTTTAGCATCTATAGCGTTTTTAAGCATAGTGCCCGCAACTTCAAATATACGTCCGCTGTAACGGACTTCGACATTCATTCCAAGATCCATTAAATCATCATATGCTTGTTCTGCTTTTTGAGCTAAATTATCAAGATCTTTATCGTCAATATTTTCAAGTTCTGTAATAACAGGCAATGTTCGTGTAATAGCAGCAACTGCACTATAACTCTGTTCTAAGCTGCGTACTTCTTCGTGCGTAGGAGGCGGAGGAGGAACGTTTTCCACCGTTGATTCGTCTAAATTAAATAGCTCTTCTAATTTTTTAGTCATATTTTACTTATCGACGTTTGGTTCCTTGATGGAAAATATCTGTTTCAGTTACTACTCTAAATTGCACACCTTGCTGTTTACACCAGGCCCTTGCAGCTTCCCATTTAGCCATATTTTTTACATACTGTGCTTGATTGTATTTACTCTTGCCCACTTGCTCTACAAATGATTGACTCCCTGGCTTAACTTCAATCACCTCTGCATGTTTTGCGCCATTTTTATCATTATAAACTATGAAAAAATCCGGAACGTATATGGTGTATTTGCCAGTTAAAGGGCAACGATATGGTATCTGTATGCTTTCACTGGCCCATTTTTCCACACCTTTGTGTTCATCGAGCATTCTCATGAAAACAAATTCCCAACTACTGCGAGCCAATGGAGTTTTCTTTCCGACATACTTGTCGGGATTTTTCATATCGAATCGACCTTGAGCAAATTTTGGCATATTAAGATATTACGTTTCTGATTTTGCTGAGAGGAGCTACCGATACTCGGTACCCAAGCGTAGATGTAGGCACTCTGTTGTTATTTAAAATTTCTCCAACTAATGCGCTGAGCTGTAGTCCGTTGAAATTCTTTAATGTATCAAGCAATTGAAAAATTGGGATCCCGTCTATCCTTGCCTGCTTCAGTAAGGTAGCTGCGGTTACCGATGATGCATCGCTGTCAAAACCTTTACTGGTGAAAAATGAAATAGTTGCATCAATATCGCCTGCTGCAAACTGTACATTTGGCATTCCGTATGTGTCAAAAAATAATTTTGTAGCCGATGCACTATCTGCAACAATAGCTGGTGGTAAATTTGTTGCCATGTTAATTTCCTGTAGTCAAATTTGACGGGCTTGCTTGTGTTTGATTTTGTTTTCCGGCATTTGAAGGGAATACTGATCCTATAACTCCTCCAACACTTGAAACGGCATTTGCAATATTTGCAGGGTTACTTAAAATATTCACTGCTTCGCCTGTTAAACTTGAAGCTGTTAATTTGCTGGCATTCTTATATGTGTTGATAGCACCTATTGCTGTTCCTAAGAACCCACCAACACTACCAAAAGCAGATCCGTTGGATATATTACCAAACACTTGATCAATACCATCGAGAACGCCGCCTTCTCCCAATAGATTTGCAACACCGCCACCTGCCACGCTTAACGGGCTTGGCACTGAGTCATAATGCAATGTGGCAAATCCTTTGGGACTGCCTCTACTAACTGATCCAGTATTATATTGCACAGCTTCATATTCTAATTGCATCGTGCTTTCAAGGAATTCACTGGCACTGTAGTCAACTTGCCCATGATTCCAGCTTTTGATACGAGGATTTACCAGAGTATAGCTGTTAAATCTACGCTTACTCATTGTGTAGAGTGTTATGCTTTTAAAGAATGGTGTGGATATGCTGTTGTCTAATCCATAACGGAATTGATCCGTTGGCAATCCTGTTTTTCTGTAATGTGTTGCACCATATGCTGCGTTAGGGTTTGCTCTATCTGCAACATAGTACCCATAATACAATGCCCACATAGCATTGATAATTCCTTGACTGTCATCGTGTAATGTTATGCTTACCGGTTCATAATTGATCTGTTTGTATACTAATTTTTTTCTATTATATTGATTCTTTACAACAGTATCAAAATTAAATTTAGGTAGATCTGCAGTTTTTACTAATAGGCCAGCTTCTTCAGTATGCTTTGCTGTAAATGCTCCGGATTTAAGAACTGTTTTATCAAATTCAAACTGTGCATACCACATAAACTTAGTGCGGGGACTAAGTCGATATGTATCATCGATAAACAGTCGTGTGGCATGTTGCCAATTGCTGACCAATCCTTTGGGATTAAGAGCACCTTGTGCTACACCGCTGAGAAATGCTGTAAAATAGTTTGCCATACAAATATTTATGCCACAAAAAAACCCGAGTCTAACTCGGGTTTTTCTATTTTAGAGATAAAACTTATCCCTGTGTACCTAATGCACCAGTAACTGCTTGTGTTACTACTTGACGTCCAACATTTGCGCCAATACCGCCAACAATACTTGTGCTTGCAGCGCCAGCAGCCCATTGTTCCATGTTATCAAATCTGATAGTTAATGCAACTGTAGCTGGTTCGTTAGTAGCATAGTTCAAATCACCATAGTCAGCGTTCTGAACAAAGCAACCGTATAGATTAATCGTTTCAAGAACCTGTGCTTGTAGTGCTCCGTTACCACCGTCTAAGATTTCTGTACGCATTGTAAACTTGTAGTCAATACCGCTACGTGCAGAAGCCTGTTCCATAAAGTCAAATTGTTTCTGAATCTGCTGACCAACTAATGCCTGTACTTGACCGCTTGCATCATCACGTAATGTCAATGTGATGGTTTCGAATGTATACTTACCTGCTAAGTATACCTTTGAGTTGTAGACATCAATCGGCATTTCTTCAAATGCCACCTTTGGACGAGTAACATCTGCTACTTGTTTTGTAAGCTCAGTAGCAGCAGATACACCAAACCCTAAAAGTGTCACTCTAAAACGATACTTTAACTTCGGCATCAACAGCACTTGGCTGCTAACTTGACCGTTAGTTGGTACTGTGTAGTTATTTAATGAGGTAATAGGCATTATACTGCTCCTGTGTTTTTAAGGCGCAATGGAATGTAAATGAATTCCACCGCTTTTACTGGAGCTATGGCAATGTCTACCCACAGCTCGTTTCGATCGATTCTGGATGGCGTGTTATTGCTTGTGTCGCACACTACTGCAAAATCATAAAGTGCTCTCAAACCTACCAACTCTAATAAAAAGCTCTCGACCGACTGTTTAATTTCATCTCGTGTAATCTTATCATTTGGTTCAAAGATATAAGGACGAGCAAGTCTGTTTAGTTGTGTACGTAGGTAAATTACCAAACGTGCAACGTTAATACGATCCAATGCACTTGCATTTCTTGCACGAGTCTTCTGACCATAGTTAACTAAGCCAACTCCAACAAAGAATGCAATTGGGTTAATTTCCAATGAGTACAGTGTATCTCGCTGACCGTTATTCAATGCAACAGTTTTAAATTCACCTGTTAGCGGATCAAGGTAACCAACTGCTGTTGCGTTAGTAATACCACCACGACGTGTACCAGCTGGTGCAAACCATGGATAGCTAACATTGTCACTTAAAATCATAGTCTTAAGAATCATATGACTTGCTGGAACTACAGCGTAGTTACCACCTAAATCAGTTGTGTATCCGTTTGGATAAAACACTGCTGAGTATTCATCATATGTAACAATGCCCTTGTCGCCGTTATCTGTTACCAACTTAGCATTAGTACCCCAATGTGTCAACGAAGTAGCGTCTGCAGGCAATCTCAATGGAGTATCTGCAACAACAAACGATGTCACACCGCGATCAAGATTCAAGTTAACCAAGTTGCTGTATACTTCTGGATAACCAGGACATGCCATTAAGTTAAATTGATTTCTTTCTTCGTCACGGATGTCACTGTTTGTGTCAACAATGCTCTTTAGTTTTGCAACAATAATAGCACGTTGTGCGTGACGTCCAAATTGGCCTGTCCCAAATTCGTTGTTAGGTGATGCTGTTACCCAACGATCGTAGACATTAGGATTGATTCCTTCTGGATCATACAATCCCTGTGCTTCGCCGCCATAGACATTAACATCTAATCCGCTGTGATATCTTGGATTGTCAGCCAACTTGTCAACATATGCAATGTGCATACGCTTTACGTT